GTGTAAAGACCATGGTGGTTACGCAGGTAAGCATACAATAACTAGTAAGAACAAAAAACTAAGGAGCTAAATATGAAAATCTCTCCAGGACAGATCTACGACTACTTAGATGAACGTATAGTAGGTCAAGATGAAGCTAAAAAATCAGTGTCCACTGCGATGTTCTTACATGTATTGAGATTGTTGGAACAAGAGAAAGAGAATACTCCGATAAAGAAGCACAACCTACTGCTAATGGGACCGACGGGGTGCGGTAAAACGTACCTTACCCACTTAGCCTGTGAGGCGGTGCAACAGATACTAGGCTATGACATATGTCCTATGCTAGAGCTCGACTGTACTGAGCTTACTAGTGCAGGTTGGGCAGGACAAGACTTTTCCAAGTGTATAGAGGACCATTACAAGGAGATGGGGGATACTTTAAAGTTTAGGTCCACCGTAGTCTTCTTAGATGAGTTCGATAAGCTAGCCTCTCCGGCAATAGGAAGGGAAGGAACTGACCACAATAGGAACACACAGTATAACTTGCTTAAAGGTATAGAGGGAGCGTTCTTTGCACCAGGCCAGCGTGCTCCTACTCATGATATGCTGTTTATCTTAGCAGGTAACTTTGCTGAAGTGAGGGCAGATAGAGTAGCTAGAGTTAAACCTAGTATGGGGTTTAGAGACCCCGAAACCAAAGGAGGTGTCCCAGAGGAGCAGATTAGTTTCATCCAAGAACTAGATAAAGCTGGTGTAGCTACACAGATAGTAGGTAGACTTAGTGATGTAGCAGAACTAACGTCTCTAAACAAGGCAGAACTAACGGATGTGTTCCATAGGTTTGTATTGCCAGACTACCACGAGATGTTTACAGCTTCAGGTAAGTACTTGCAATTGACTTCTGATGACGAATCTACTATAATAGAAACATGCATAAACAATAAAACAGGGGCTAGAGGGTTGCAGGCTGCATTGTCTACAACCATTAAGGACCAACTCTTTGAATTAAGCATTAACGTATAGAGGTGTTGCCAATGAGCATAGAGTACCCAGAGGAATTCACACATGTAGCAAAGGTCCTAGAGATGGGAGCTGAAAAGTACGGAGAAAACAGCTGGTTAGAGGGGAAACACTTTAACCACAGAGACAACCACGCGTCTATTTTTAGGCATGTGGCAGAATCTTACTCAGGGATAGAGGAAGACCACGAGTCTGGACTACACCCATTACTACACGCAGCCGCTCGATGCTTAATGGAGTATACGCTAGTAGTGCGAGGTCTGGAAGGGGCTATGAGTGATGAGGATAAACTAAATGTTTTCAAAAAATAAAGTCTTTATAGTAACGCCTTTCGGTAACTATGCTGAACAACTAGTAAGTGGGTTCGAGAAGCAAGGCTATGAAGTAGCGGTAGGAGAACCTGAAGGGGAGTATTGGGGTGTTATCATCCCTGCCTTTCCAGGGTGGTCTGAGAGTCCAATGATTCTAAGGGCTATGGAGAAAACCTTTAAACGACATGGTACGTGTATGTACCTGATAGCACATGAACCATGGGCAGCCATGGATAATCCTTGGGGGGATGAATAATGGACAAGAACAAACTGTACTACTTAGCATCACCGTATAGTCATGACAACACGTTTATTAAACAGTTTAGATATGAAGCGGTGATATACACTGGTTCTATGCTGACTAAGATGGGGCATACTTTGATTGAACCCATTGCTATGTGCCATGAGCAGTCCTTAAGGCACGAGCTACCTGGAGGTTATGCCTTCTGGAAAGCTAGAGATCGGAATTTCATATCAATATCAGACGGGATTATTGTACTTACACTACCTGGTTGGGATGATTCCGTTGGGGTGTTAGATGAGATAGAATGGGCTAAAGAGCTGGGCATTGAGGTGCACTACCTAGATCCTCTTAAGATGTGGCCTCAAGAAGTGATAGACCAACTGCCTGGAGGCGTCAATGCGTATATCTAATAAAGGAATAGCACTGATTAAACACTTTGAAGGTGTTAGATTAAAGGCATATAAGTGCCCTGCTGGCGTGTTGACTATAGGGTATGGTCATACTGCCATGGTTAAAGAGGGACAGCTGATAACCTTAGAGGTCGCTGGGAATCTTTTAGAGATGGACTTGATGAGGGTAGAGGGTGAGGTGCTTAGAGCCTTCTCGGTGCCTCTGACACAGGGTCAGTTTGATGCTCTAGTTAGCTTCACCTATAACCTTGGAGCTAGGAACCTGAGAATGTCTACATTAAGGAAGAAACTTAATATGGGAGACTACACGGGTGCAGCTTGGGAACTCCTAAGATGGAATAAAGCTGGAGGGAATGTTCTAGCAGGCCTAGCAAGGCGCAGAAGGGCTGAACGCGCTCTGTTCTTAGACGAAGAAGATTACTCTTAGTAGGTCTATTTGCTCTCTAGGAGTTTTTCAAGTGACTTGCGCATCTCTTTAATGTCTTCTTTAAGTTCCTGTTGGAGGACACGCACTGATTCTAAGTGTATCTTAATGTCTTCCTTCATTTCTTTACGAGACGGAGCGTCGCGAAGTCTTGAGTCTTGATTTCTCATACGTACCTCTATGCTACCTAGCCATAAACTAAGTACAGCGCCTGCTATACCTAGTACCCATTCTTCCATTTTATATCTCCTTCCAATCCAGTTCGGCCTCTGACCATTCGTATTCTTTCCCGTCATCCTCTGGATAAGGCTTAGGGCAATCCCATATGCATGTCTGTTCGTTTAACTCCCAAGAAAGATATTGACTTGGAGGTATAAATGCGTCTCTAGTCGCATCGTAAGTATGGCCTACCCCTGCATAGTTCTTCCGAAAAGCTTTGGTCTGATCTGCAGAAGGAACGTTAGTTACCTTAGTGTAGTGGACGCCTTCCCTGGTGTATTTGTCTGTCCGTATCCATACACCTTGTTGTCCTTCTATGTAGCTGGGGTCAGCCTTGACCACTTCAGATACGATGTTGTTTACAATTTTAGCGTAATACGTCATGTACTTTCTCTCTTAAGTTAAATATCTTATAATAACAGTTCCATCGCCGCCGTCTGTGGTCCCAGCTGATTCTCCGTTATTGCCACCGCCGCCTCCGCCGCCGCCAAAGCCGTCCGTTGCTGCTGTGGACCCTGCAGAAGTGTTCCCGCCGTTCCCTGCATTAGTGCCGCCTGCAGATTGAGTACCTGAAATAGCACCACCTCCGCCTCCAGAGCCATATATATTAGAAGATCCTGAAATTGAAGAGTCGTAACCTTCGCCCCCATCGCCACCTTTTGAGGTAGTACCGTTAGATCCGTTCGAGCCGTAGCCACCGCCACCACCTGCTCCAGATGCTGTGCCTAGGACACCGTTACCGCCGTCTCCTCCAGCACCATCTCCGGTACCACCAGCACCAGCACCTTTACCGCCACCACCACCGGCAGAACCGTTAGTAGCGTTACCGTCTTCTCCGGCTAGTCCGTTGGGTGAGCCACCGCCACCTCCTCCACCAGCTGTGAGGCCGAACGCCGAGCTAGCGCTTCCGTCTGCACCAGAGCCTGGAGAGCCTGCGCCTGATATTTGGCCTGCTCCTCCGGCTCCTACCGTGATTGAGTATTCTGTAACTGTACCGCCTGTGCTACCAAAGACAACACCAGCTCCGCCACCGCCACCTCCGTTATTACTACTGCCACCAGCACCACCGCCTACTATTAAGTAGTCTAGCACTCCGGATCCTGAGCTTATAGTGAACGTGCCAGATGACGTAAAGGTATGAATAGTGTAATCGCCTGAAGTGGTTTTAGTACCGCCTGTGGCGTTTATATTTCCGTATGTGTATGCATTAATGAATATTGACATTACATGTACCTTATGTTCTTGTTCCAATTAGGGTTACTTTCAACCCTGCTCCTGCCACAGTACTACCTACCTGGTCTAAGTCAATGGTGATTTCAGCATCGTCTGCTAAAGCTGCGTCACTGATGACTGCCGCTACTGCCGCTGAGCTAGATGTTTTTTCTGAGGCGTCAATACTAAGTTTAGTGCTTAAAATAGTAGTGCCAGCTTCGTTGATGTCAACTATTATGTTTGCATCAGTAGGGGCTGTACCTACACTAGCTCTCACTGCCGTTAAGGTCATGGCGAAAGGCATTCTGAATGTGGCAACCGATGTAGCTGCAATTAAAGCAGCCATCTCACTACTACATGCTATAACTATAGACTCGTCTTGGTCCGGTACCTGAGAGTCTGCTGTCAGTACAGTACCGGAAAGGGTTAGGTTAGCACCTACAGTTAGGAACCCTAGGCTGCTAGCAGAGTCATCATAGAAAGCAATTTTATCTGATCCTGATGCAGGGGTTAAGTGTGCAGACTCGCCAGCTGAATCGTCCCATATAAGTAGACTATCCGCACCTGGGTCAGAAAGAGATACTCCTAGTCCACCATTAGCTAGGCTTAAAGGTAGAGGCACTTCGTCAAAGGTTCCAATAGTGGCCGTTGTCAATCCCGTAGGGGATACCGTGAGGTACTTAGTACCGCTGGAGGGTAGCCCTATTTCCAGGACCTTGCCGGATAAAGATACTGAAGAATCTAATTTAAATGCTCTACCCTGTTTATCTTTATTAATCTGAGATTCTAAGCAGCGTTCATCTAAGTCAGACTCTAAAGTCTCGGCTGGAAACACACTATTTTCAGTGTAATCAGAATCTTGTGTGAAATCTGGGCTTAACTCTATAATGACGGTCTCTCCTGACGCAGGTATATTACCTCCGGTGAAGACGACGTTAGACCCAACTACGTTATAGTGTGAAGATGCAGTCTTTAATGTGATAACGTCAGTAGTGTTATTTTTAACTGACACCTTAATGTTTGTACTCACACTTAAGTATGCAAAAGTTATGGCAAAGGTGGTTAGGGACCCGTCGCCTGAGTATGTGTCTGGTTCGTATACGCTTGAAATTGTCATGTTAGTCTCTCTATATGTAAGTACGTGTAGGTTATTCTTTGAATGCTTGGTCTAGTAATATTCTAAGATAAAAAAGGTTCATAAAAGGTACCATCCTAGATGCCGCATTGACATCTTTAGAGGTTACGTCACCGTCTGTTAGCTTCTGTAGCACCTTAGTCATCCCAGATATCTGAGATACAGAGGGCCCTAGTGCCGCACTGGCTACTCTGTCACCTAAGTATAATTTTTGCTTAGGGTCCATGGCTGCCATGCTAACATCAAGGACAGTAGTTCCTACTAGTCCCAGTAGGCCTGACTGTGCGATCCCTTTTAGCATGAATTCGTCTATGTCCATGTCAGTATCTCTACCTCTGAGGGCGTCTTTGAGCATGGATGTCATGCCTCCCATGATAACGAGGGACACTACACCGTTCATAGCTGCCATGTCTCTTCTTTGTAGGCCAGAGATGGTTATCTTACCTGTGGCAGAGTTCATGAAAGATTTAAACTGGAACAACATCCTAGCGAATGCGTGCTTTTGGACAAAGAACGGTAATGATTCTGGGCCAGGTTTAATAATTGTAGCCTCTACTTCTTTTTGTATGCCGTTAAGTAGCTTATCTAGTAATGGCTTGTCAGCTGTTGACCACATGTCCATATTGACATAGTGCGAGCCTTTATGTGAGGTAGTGTATTTGTTTATAGCCGCAGTCATGGTCTTGTAGTCTGCTTTGCCTATACCTAACTGGGCTAGTCTAACGATATCTTCCCCTTTAGGACCCTTCTTTAAGGTGTTTATTATAGAGGCTGTAGCTATTTGCCCTGAGATACGGCGTCCGAAAGAGGTGAAGTGACCAATACCAGAAGCTTTCGTGAATGCTCCAGTGGTTGCGTCCATTCCTCTATCCCAACTAGATTTAGTTCTACCGATATTTTCAGCACCATCTACTCCTGACATTGCTTTAAGTACGTTAGCCTGTTCGTTCTCTAAAACCCCAGTCAGCATTTCTATTTCTTGCTTAGACGCTTGGGCAGCTTTGAAGTCTCTAACCATTGGTGCGTACCCGTGCTTTATGGTTTTGGTCAGTCCTGACCTAAATATAGGCATCATTAGTTCTGGTAGTGAGGATATAGTTACACCGCCTAGTAGCCTAATGTATTGATATTTAAGGAGATTCTGGTATATCTTCTCTCCAGGACCTCGTGCATTTAGTTCACCTAACATAGACTTGTACATTTCTGTAGCTAGTTTAGTCTCGTCTTGGAACTTCTGAGCTATCTTAACTGCTTCCTTGTCGGACTTAGCTGCTGCTACTGCTCTAGATGCTTCTGTTTGCATCTGGTGATGCATGTCTGTAAGGGAATCGAAGCCTGCTCTTTGTAATGCTCTTTGTGTCTCTAACATTCTAGATGTCTTAAACATGTAGTTGTTGTAGATACTAACAGCGTCAGTGCTTAGGAATTCTTTTATTTCTGAATCAGGTATTAAAAGCTGTCTCTGTTTAAGGAACTTACCTTTAGACGCCAAGCCTCCAGACATAGCCCTGAGAGCTACCTGGTCTTCTCCTTCACCTAATATGTTGATAGCGATGCCGTCAGCGATAGAGTCTGCTTCGTCAGCACCTATAGGGGCGTCTCTAAGTGAACCGTCCTTGTTATGGTCTCTAGACCAGGCGCTTACCTTTTGTTGGAACTTAGCCCTGTTAGCAGGTATTCTAAGCTTGTCTGTATTATATACACGTGTTAGGTAACTCTTAGCGAACTCTGGCTCAATGTCTTTTAATTCTGGGTACTGTATCTTTAGCTCTTCGAAGCGTGCGTCCATGTCTTTACGCATTAGCGCAGAGGCTTGGTTTACTTCTGAAATGTCGTCTACTCTTTTAGCGTCTGTTAGGTTGTCCCACACTCTAGTGTTGAATTCGTCTAGTTTTAGCTTGCCTGCTGGTTTAGCTAGTGAGCTTCTAAGTGCTCCTGCCCCAGTGTGCTTAAGGTATAAGTCGTTAACAGCTTTAACATTGAGTATTAACGCTTGGTCTCTTCTAAACACAAAAGACTGTGCTTGTTGGCTAGCTGCTTCGCCTCTAAGGTGTTTCTTTCTAATGATGTTAGAGTTATATAGGTTCTCTCCGAACTTTCTAATTGACTCACTAGGGCTTAATGCTGCTCTTAAGTCAGGTGCTCTCAAGCCTTGGGGTCCCGTTAGGACTTTAGTTAAGTTCTCGTTCATTCTGGCTATACCTAAGTCGTCTAAAGTAGACTTAGTTTCTGCAGCTCCCAAGTTGCCTTGAAATTCGTGCTCTATGTCGCCTGCTGCATTAATCTTGTATTCTACATCTGAGTCGCCTAGGGCTTTAGCTAGCATCTTTTGTCCGGCTATCCTTGGAGCTTCACTTAGGAATCCTGCTGCTCCCCCTAATATGCCTGCAAACATAGATTCTGCTATAACGTTAGCTACTGCTTCTTCTTCCGTCCTGCCTGCTTGTTCTGCTAGTATGCCTTCTCTAGTTAGAGCTGCTGCCCCGCCTATAGCGGCATTTTGACCTACAGCTTTACCTACGGTCATGCCTAGTTTGGCTGACCTAGCTACTGTAGCAAACGGCACTAGGGATAGAGGGTCTAATGTGCCTGCCATTAAGCCCGCTGCCAGTTGTGTAACTGTAGATGCTTTGGAGAATGCTTCTTTTTGTTCTAAATTATAGTTCAGGTTGAATACCTGTCTATTATATTCATCTTTGTTCTTTATACCTATAAAGTCATCAGCAAAGTCCAGTAGTTCTGGGTTCTCTTGCTCTAGAGTGTTTATAGCTTGAAAGTCTATATCGTCTTCCTGACTAACAGCAGGTAAGAACAGTTCTTTAGTCTTTTCAAATATAGGGTTATCCATAGCGAAGAAAGACCTAGCGGTGTCTACAATGCCAGGGCCTTCAGGAGCATCTGGGGCGTCTTGCTCGGATACTACACCTGATCGTACACGGTTTAAAAAGTCACTCTCGTCATAAATTGGCATTCTATCCCCCTAACTCGATGTCGAAATTGCTTGACGGCGCTGGTCTCTTACCTGATCTGGCTTGAGCATCTGCCTGTTTAGCCTGTTCTATCTTTAATTGTCTTTCTTGTTCAGCTTCTTGTTGCTTTCTAGCTGCTAAGTCGCTCCCTGCTGGATTCCATCTTTGTAGTTCCCCTGTCTTAGGGTTAACTAGAGGTAGTCTTACTCCGTCTCTCTCGTAGGTTACAATCCAACTTGGGACGCTGTCGTTAACTGTATTGCCGTTTTGGTCTTTTCTAGGAGACACTGAGCCTATTGTAGCTGCGTCTACTTCAATTTGTAAGCTTTCACCTTCGATACCTTCAGGTAGCATAGGTGTAGCGTCTTCAATTAGTATCTCTCTCATTAGATCTGCACTATACTGAGGGAAGAACTTTTCAGGTGGGGCTAACATGAACACGTCTTCACCGTTCACTTTGGAGTATCCGTAGGCACGTTTCATCTGTGTAGCTGCACTAGCTATAGCTGCGTCTTCGTCTCCTGACTTTAAGAATGCTTCTTTAGCCAGGGTGTGGAATGTAGAGGATACTTCTCTAGATATCTGGTTAGTTCCAAAGAAAGATTCCGCGTTCAATGCTGTAGCTGCTGTTTCTTCTAAACTAGATTCGGTCTTAAAAGCAGACAGTTTGTTAAAGTCTTTAGACCTGAGTCCGCCTACTACGTCTTTGTCCGCTGTAGCCGCCTCTCTAGCTCTTGTAAGGGCTAGTTCAGGTGATGCTCCAGTTCTTTCTACTAGTAGCTCTGCGTGCTCCATGACAGTAGTAGCATCTCCGCTAAACCCGCTGTCTAGAGTAGGTTTGTTTCTATCTCTTAGGTATGTATAAGCAGATATCAATTCACCTGCTTTAGTGGCGTCTGCATTCATTACATTATAGGCAAGCTTCTTAGAGTATACAGGAACACTTGACGGTATAGAAGCTGCTATTTGGGCTTCTTCTTGCATGTTTAGCGCTCTTCCTGCTGCGTCTGAGTCCTTACCTACTAGGTAATTAAAGTACTTTTCTTTTTCTCCAGCAGTGGCTGTAGATATGTCTTGGCCTTCTGATATTTGAACTGCTATCTCTTTAACAGCTTTAAACTCTTTGTCTTGTTTAATTTGCTGTTTAATCTGTTGATCTGTAAGGCTTTTAAAAGTCTCGGGTGTGACCTTACCCTTCATAGCTAGTAGTTCGTCAGCGCGCATGGCGCCTGCTTGTATCTTAGCTTCTGTATTCTCTATTAAAGCGTTCTCGTCAGCTGCCTCATCTACTTCCATTCTAGCTATGGCTTGCTCTCTGAGGATTTTGTCAGTAGCGTTAGCTGCGTGTAGGGTATCGGATAGCTCTTGTCTCTTCTCTTCTGAGATACCTAGCTTTTCAGCAGGTAGAGACAGTGTAGCTGCAGCTTCTGCTCTATTACCGTTCTGGATAGAATTAAGGATAGAACCGCCTCTAAGCTCCTGTGAGAAGCCAGAGGAATACTGCATGTACTCTTCATGTGATATAGCTCCGCCTTGTAGCGCGCCTTGTAGGGCCTCTATACCTTGATTCTCGTAGTTACCTAGCTGAGCTGGTGTATCGGCTATGCCTTGCTTGAGGAATGTCTGTAATCCTTTAGTTAAGGAGTTCCTAGAATAGTCTAATTGTTGAGTCCTTGCTTTCTGTAAAGCAGATACCTTTTGGTTAGCTACGTACTGTCCAAACTTGAGTTTGAAAGCTCGTGCTACATCAGGACTGTTTATCTTCTTGGAATGCTGTTCGATAATCTTGTTGCCGATACCTTCGATATCTTTGTGTAGAGTAGTAAAGGTAGGGTTTCCGTCTTTGTCTGTTACCTGAGAGTACCGTTGTTGTGATTCTTTAACAAAAGACTCTGTAGCTGAGGAAATGTTATTAAGCATGAGAGCTGATTCGTGTGCCTGTTTAGACTCTGCAAACTGGCGCTTGCCTTCTGTGTCTATAAAGTTGCTCAACTGTGCCGTTAAAGCTAGCTCATTAGATTGCTGTGCTTGTCTGCCAGCAGATACTTGTTGTCCACCGATGGCGCCTAGTCCTGAGCCTACTGACCCTGCTACACCTTCGTTGATTCCTGCTCTGCTCTGGCTTGTGCCTGAACCTGGTCTTGATATCTTAGCCACTATTCAGTTCCCCCTAATTGAGATAATAACGTGGGAAGAGATTTAATCAAGCTTGTTCCTGATTTAGCTGTAGCTATCTCCCCTTGAAAGGCAACCTCTGCGGCACGGTTACTTGCAGATACACGTTCTACTTTAGCTGCATACTCTGCTGCTCTGGCTTGGTTCTCTAGGTTAGTCTGTCTAACTTGAGTTTCAAACACTTTAGCTCGTCTCGTGTTCTCTGCGTCTACTTTGATATTCAATAAAGACTTGTCATAAAAGTTGAGTGCTTCGTTGCGTAGGGCCAGTGCTGTTCCGCTTGTGACCCCTATGCCTGCGTTAACTGCTTGAACAGTTTGGGTACCGAGTGTTCTCTGTCCCTGTCTGTTAAGTGCTTGCATCTGTCTAAAGAGGTTCATCCTATCTATTGATAGATTAAACTCGGACGCTCCTTGTACAGACTTAGAAGACTGTCTAAAGCCGTCTGCTGTGAGCATTCTACCTTGAGCCGCCATATCTCCGCCTGCTAGGATAGTCCCTGCTTGGCTATTGGCTGCATCTTGAGTCATGTTAGACGCAAAGAGTTGGCTAAATACTCCTGAAGCCCCTTCTATGAAGTCTGGACTGAGCCCTAAAAAATCACCTGACATGTGTGTATATCCTTCTTGACATTTATTTTTCTGCTGCTATGACTACTAGTAAGCGGTCATGAACTACAATCTAATTAGAAAAACTCTAAAGGCTACTTAACCCCAGAGTTAATGGTTCCCGTTACTCCGATTAACACCAAAGGTAGTGGGTCCGAAACTGCGATAGTCAATGCCGGAGAATTGCCCCAAGCTAATGAACCGTATTCTAGGAAGCCGCTGTATAGTGGAACTCTCTGCCCCATCCTATTAGCTCCTGAACGTGAAGGTATGTACTCACCGTTCACTAAAGGTTTGGTAGATTTGTAGACTTGTAACTGTGGTTTTGACCATCTAGCTCTTTGTCCCAATCCTGACCCTATCTGTGTGTTGTACTCTAAGCTGAGAAGCTTAATAGTGGTCGTGTACTTGAGCCCTATTACTACTTCCCCTGCTGCGAAATCTAAGCTTATGGCTCCTGAAGAGACTGTCTTATCGGGGTGTGTTGCTCCGTCTACCTTGACTTGTACTAACTTGCCTTCTAAATGGTCTAAACCAGATAATGAGGTAACCCGTGCGTGTACATACCCTAATGTACCATAACCGTTGTATGTGCTCGTATTGACACCTGTTAGCTCGAACGTGGTAGAAGTCTTGTTAGCTACCGTGTATACTCCCCTATTTAAGTCTGACATGTTAGTCAGGGAAGAGTCTATGTCGGATGCGTCTGGGTCAATTAATCCTTTAAGTACAATTGAATCACCGTTTGAGAGGCCATGAGCGCCGTCTGTGGTGACTACTGCCGTACTTGCGGCCGTTATACTAGTTATAGTCAAGGGAGCACTATAAGTCAAGTAAGAATCACTAAAACCGTCAGTATCTCCTGAACCGTCTGAGATTATGAACTTCTCTATATACCGCCTTGTAACGCCGCCTACGGTACGCTTAACTACAGTGAAGACTACATCAGTAGAATCAGTAGAAATCGTCTGTATGGCCTCGTAGCTGCCGTCTGTGGTGTATCTGGTCCAGCCTATGACCTTAATAGCTCTATCGTATGAACCTACTATCAAATCACCGTTGGTAGATACCGCATATATGGTAGGATCTGGCTCTTGAACGTAGATAAGTTCCTCTAGTCCGCCTTCTGTGATGTGCTCTGCTATGAAGTTTAAATCTTGACCTGTATAGCCATCGATGTTAAAATCGTATCTAAAGGTTCTAATCTTCTTTTTAGAGTTCTGAATGAATAGAATCTCATCCTTGACATTAGCGATAGGCTGTGACTGTGAACCGTGATAGGTCCTGGGCCGTTGCTGTATGGTAGCTGGAGTCATGGCCGCACCGGAACCTGAAGATACAGTGATCTCGCCTCCTGATGTGCCGATGACTAAGTCTCTAGAAGAGGCCATCCAGCTGATTGTGTTAACTTCATTACTGACAAGTTCAATCTCTATAGAATCTTCATCGTCTGGGCCTATACCGAAACCATCAAAGATAGCTGACTCAGAGAGCCATAGATTTTGAGGTTGGGTAGCAGTCCCGCCAAAGATAAGTCTTTGCTCATGGAAGCCTACTGACCTGGGGTATCCCCTAGTAGCGTTCCAAGTAGGCTCTTCTATCGTCCAGTTACCTGTGGAGTCAGAGCTATTAAGTCCCTTGACTACTTCAGCATCTACGTCAGACGAGGAGTTTACTGTAATAATTTGAAGCACACCGCCATTGGCTTTGATGTACTTGCCCACGTCAGCTGATCTGAAAGCCCCTAGGACTTCATCAGAGAGGACCTTTCTAACTATACCGCCGGAGGAATAAGCAGTATAGCCAGAAGTGTTTTCCCCTTTCAGCTCGAAGGTGTCCGTAGACACGTTTTCGACCGTGAAAGTCTTGTTGTTTATTTGGGTCATACCCACGATATCTTGAAGCTGTACGGTCTCACCATTGGCTAGGCCGTGCCCTGCGGCAGTCACTACACCTGGGTTAGCTGCAGTGATGGCAGTAATGGTAGTCCTCGATCCTAATGAACCAGCGGAGTACTCAGACCGGATGTTAATGATAGCACCGGCTTGTGAGCCATCTAGTTCTAAATCACATACAGGAGATAAATCAATGTTCCATGTGTTTGAGACTACTATACTAGTGTCTAAGAAGTCTTCGATAATATCAACAGTAGCTAAGGCGCCAGATACTATAGCTGTTATAGAGGCTCTGCCTCCAGCGTCTACTATTATCTGTCTGCCTACATCGCCACCTAGTAAGATATCGGACGAGCTGCCTGTTAAGAATAAAGAGGCTTTAGCGTCTGGATCAGCACTGTCTGTTAGTCTAACGTATATTGTACTATACCCTAAAGAATCATTGTCAGCATAGTCCCATTCACCTGCGGATAAAGAGCCCACAGTGCCTTCGGGTATAGAAAGAAGATTTTCTATTATGGTAATTGGAGTTGCAAAGCTAGGATCACCTCCTGCTGCTAGTTGCATGTAATACTCCGAAGTACCAGAGCCCGAAGCGGTCCACTGATAGGCGCCTCCAGTCAAGTCTACGGCTCCGATTAGAACTTCCTTATCAATACCTGTAGTAGCTAGTGCTCTAGCAGGTAGTGATGGGTCATAACCGGATTCGTAGGTTGGCGGGGGTAGGAGGCTTAAAGTTGCTATTGTCCAGTTAGTATCACTAGTACGTACTAATGTCTTAGGAGGAACGTCTGGATGAGTTAGGTACATTGTAGCACCACTTTGGACAATCTGAATGTCCTTTATTTGAGCTGTAGTGTAAGGACTTACTAGCTCGTATATCTTGAACACACTACCCGCTGAAGAGTAGTCAGTAAAAGCTGAAGAGTCAATGGCTACAGCTGCCAGGGTTTGAATCTTAAAGGTGTTAGTGGTTACAGATGCTACTAAGTAAGGGACAGAAGAGTTATTGACCTCAGTCATTCCCACTACACTAGTAATGTATACTTGATCCCCATTAGCTAGACCGTGTCCATTGCTGGTTACTACGGCTTCTGAGGCTGCTGAAATGCCTGTAATAGTTAGCGCACTCTCTAGTACTTGACCAGAGTCTTTAATGAATCTAATGTACTCATTTCCGAATTCTAATATAAAGGCTACAGATTGGCTAAACTGGTATTTAAACAGTCCTACTGCTGCTGATGAGTCTGCCACTTCGGCTACATACTTGGTGCCGTTACGTCTGGCCATAGGTCCATGAGGGATAATCATTGCGTTCGTGGCTGTTTCCAGTCCTGAAGCGTATTTGTCTGTGTCTGTCCTGGCATATAATCTTGGGCTAATCTCTCCGGACGTAAAGCTGGATTGTCCTATAATTTGTTTAGTCACTATTTTACCTCACATCTATTAAATCGGTAGCCGATATGACTTGATTGGAACCTTGTTGGCCATCAATAGCTAGGTTATTACCTATAAGGGCTGCATACTCTTCTCTAAGGCCCTGTGCCATGCCTCTGTCTCCAGTGATGGGGAAGGCAAGGTAGCTGGCTAGAAGGACTTCTATGGTCTCTGCTAGCATCGGTCCGTAGGACTCTGTATCTACTAGTCTACCTATGTACTTGATCTTGATAGACGCTGAATCAGTTAACAGTTTATCCTGTTCTATCTGATGGTCTATTGAACCAGGTGCTGATTCGTTTACTTCTAATACCTTAAGACACAAAGGGTCTATAGGTAGCTGATACTCGTAAGCGTAACCGTAAGCAGGTGTGTTAGTGGTCTGGGCTAAGGCTACTCTGTATATAGTAGAAGTCCAAGAACCTTGCATCATCACTCTATCTGCTAGATCATCGTATAGAGTAGTACACAGTTTTGCTTCAGTTGTGTTGTCTGAGAGGGCCGTGATGGTATTTGCACCTAGCCTACTAAGGGCCATGTTGCATATTTGGACTTTGCTTGACATTATTTCACTCTCCTGAGAGGTAGATTTTTTGGTAATCTAAGTTTAAGATTGGTATCGTTACAGTGTTTATACAAATATTCCCAGTCCTCTTGTGTGAGTTCTCCTGGAAAGACTATATGAAAGTGGTTGTATGCATCGGGGTAGAGATCTTTAGCATCACCATCTGTATGGAAATGTAGGGGATCGCCTGGAGCGTGCATGAAGTTCTTCCTGTTTAGCTCTATATGAGGGAAGCTAATCCTATTGAATTTAGTGTAGAGTTTCTTTGAGTACTCTAGGACTTGTAGCATGTCTTTGAAGTAAAAGGAAATAAAGTCGTAGCCTTGTTCTAACGAAACTGGTTCTAGTGTCTTGCCTGAAGTGTTGCCGTAACTCAATGTGATATCCTCTTAATAGCTCGAAGAGCTTGTTAGTTTTACTTAATAAATAAAGTGAGAGACCCGCTAGCGAGCCTCTCTGGTTTTCTTAGATGTAATCTATACGAACTACAACATCACCATCAGCGCCTGTGGCTGCTCCGGTTCCGACTGTAAAGCTCAGGTACAAGATGCCACCTGGATCAGCTGCTAAGCCTGCTGCTTCCCATGCTTCTTGGTCACCTTTAACGATGTCCATGTCAGCACATTGAACTGATGTCCAAGAGGTTACTGCTGCTTGTAGTACTGCTGAAGCGTCTGCAAATAGGTTTAAATCTATTGCTGTCCCTACAGAGTTACCATTTTTAGCTTGGTTTCCACCGATGCCGCTGTACACTAAACCAAAATCGCCTTCCAGTGTAGGACATGCGTGTGCGTCTAGGTCATCACAACGTACGAGTACGTCAAGAATAACAGCGTTAGATGGGATAGGACCAAATAAGATTGTATCGCCGGCTTCGTTTGTTGAAGTTGCAGCTACTACAGCTTTTTTGTCTATAATGGTTTTTACTTTACCGCGTTTACGATCGAGAGCACTAATTGGGCTAGCGACGATGTTCGCGATGTTGTTTGAATTAACTGTTGATGCAGTCATAATATTTTCCTTAGGTTAGTGGGGAGCCTTTGTTATCAGCCCCCGAGTTTATCTAGTATTATTGGTACAGAGCGTCTACAATTGTAGATTCTTCCATACGAACAGCACCGTATGACATGTAAGTAGAGATCTGGGTGTTGAAATTCAAGTCAACCCTTTCGCCTACTTTCACTTTAATGTCTTCAGCCATTGCTAACTTAACGGTATCTTCAGTGAACAACAAGGCTCTATATACAGAGCCAGCTGTCTGTTCTGGTACACGTTGGATGCGGATAATGTTCACACCACGAAAGTTAGGAAGTGCAGCTCCGGCCAATGCTTTTTTGTCTTGGAAATCAAAACTAGTCATTTGGTTAGAACTATCACCTAGTAGATCTTCGATAGCTTTAGCGCCTGCTGCTAGGTACAATCTTGCACCGTCAACGTCAACGTCATTGCCTTCTAAGATTCTTAGGGCTTGGTTAAACTTAGCAACTGTGAATCCTGCACTGCCGTGGGCAATCTGGTTATTCGAAGTATCAAAAGCTTGTGAACCTTCACCAGATGCTCCGGTTGCGGCTGCGCCTAACATAGCTTCTAGAATCGCGTCATCAAGAGCACGGCCATGAGCACGGGCTAGTTTTTGAGCGTAGTCACTAGTTGGATCTACAAGCATTTTCAATTTATCCATGTCATCAATGTACGTGGTTGCTTCATAGCGTTTAAGCGAAGCTAGACGTCTACTGTGAGCAGGATCTTGCAAGTTAGATGGGTCTAAACGGCCGGTAATTTCGTTAGCTGAGAAGCTTCCGAGACGGTCGAAGAAGTGTTTTTCACCTTTAGCCATTTCTACTTTGACTGCTGGGCGCATTTTAGAACCTTTCTGTTCTACTAGGCTATGCAGCGTGTCTTGGAATTGGCTTATAAAGGCTGTGTTTACTGATGCTACCATGATTGGTATCTCCATTGGTTATTAACGTATTGGATTCCAGTATGGAACCCTAGTGGTTTTCGACTGACTTGTCCCTTTCAGGGGCCTTTTGTCTGAGCACTAACGCAGCCTAAGCGACGGAATTGACTTGGGAGGGGGTTCCGTGACCTTGTCCTCTCCGTTGAGTTCACCTGAGTGAGGCGGAGCTACCGCTTTACTCCATTGGCTAACTCATAAAGGCTTGTAAGTTCAGCTACAGCTTGCTTATGTGTTGGGTGCATTGCGTCGCCCCAAGCTTCCATGAAGCCTCTGTCAGCTTTCTTGTCTGCTATTTTAGATAGAGCACCTTCTGGAGTCATGCCGAACTGAACGCTTTGGGCGCCTGTATGGCCTTTCTCTTTATACGAACCTGCTAGCTCTGATAGCATTTGAAGGAGTACAGGGTTATTGCCTGCTGGACTATTGACTAATTCAGCCATAGCGTTAGCATACTCTTCACCCTTCTCTGAATAGATTTTAACTATTTGCTTAGCAGCGTTCAATCTGTTATCATAGTCTTCACCCCAGACTTTCTTAAGTTGGGCTTGTGATGAGTCGATAGCTTCTTGTTGAGCTGTAGCTTGTTGTTCTAGTGTAGATGCTCTCATTCCCACTAACTTACTTGCTTGTTCTGCAGTTAAGCCGATATCGTGAGCAGTCTTCTTAAAGTTGTCTAGCTCTTCATGCATGGACTCAGACTTGATTAAGTCTTGGAAGTCATAGCCTTCTGGAGTTTCTGGACGACCTAGTTTATTAAATAAGTTTTCATCATCTTTTAATACTATACCGTCTATGTCTTTAATCTTATTAAGGAAGTCTTGACGGGCTTCTGGTGAAGCGTCTTCTGCTGGAATCCTAACAGAATTGCCTACTAATTTTTGTAGTTCTGTATAGCTCTTAGCTAGATGATTCACGTCTTTGAAGTCTTTCAAGTTAGATAAGTCTTTATACTCATCGCTTAAAAGGTCTGACAATAGAGGTGCCTCAGAGATTACCGGAGCGGCTTCCTGTACTGGAGCTGCTTCTACTGGTGCTTGTGTACCTACAATTTCTGGTTGTCCTGATAGGATGTTATCTTCGCTCATTATTTTTCCTCACTTGCATATGCGTCTTTGATTAAACCTTGTACGAATTCTTTTTGACCTAGTCTGTATATTGTGGTATTAACATCTGCCTCTAAAACAGAAGAGTCCACATAAGACGAAGTTAAAAACTCAGCTACTAATTTACCGTCTTCACCTGCGAAGATGCTTTTTAGTGCTTTTCGAAATTTTGTTAGTTCTGACATATCCAATTTAATTCCCTCCAGAATTTCCTGATTTGGCTGCTGTATCTGCTGCCATGTTAGCTTGTTCTAATTGTGCTTGTTGTTGTTGAACTTGTGCTCTTTGTTGCCTAACTTCTTCTACTACGTCATTGTTGGTTACAGCTACTTCAGGCACTCCTAGTATCTTAGCAGTGTGTTTAGCTATACCATCTACGTTTATGAGATCTAATACTTCTGGCTTGAACTGAGCTAGTGTAGCCATGTTCTGTACCCATTGTTGTATTGAGCTAATGTCTTGTATCTGTTGGGCACGAGCCAATTGGTTAACAAAGATAATCTCTACATCAATACCCTTCTCGACCAATAGGTCAGGCATCTCAGGTAAGTCACCGTTTCTTAACATCATCTTGAACGCACGAATAACCAAAGGGTTAAGCAGTTCATTGTTTAGTCTTGAGAGTGTTGGCCCAAGTACGCGTTGCATCTGCTCTATACGTTGAGATACTTCATAAGCTGTCATTTCACCAGTTTCAGTCCTGGGAGGCAGTAGAAGTTGATCTAAATGGAATATAGATTTAATAGAAGCTTTCAAGTCTTCAACACTAAATTGAAGAATATCGGCGCGTGCTTGTGATACAAACTCTCTGATGCCTCTATGGTCTTTAACGACCGAGATACCACCGGGAGTAAGATTGAGCTGGCCTACGACATCTCTCTGATTTGCAAACATGGGAGGCCGGACTTGAAGGTCTATTGACTCGAGTCCTCTCCGTTTTAAATGGTTTAGAGTGCGTGTGTCAGGTAAAGCTAAGTGTCCAGGGCCTCTGCCATATACTTCACCGGGCATTAGAGACCAGCGGGACACATAAATTGGTAGTTCATAATAGCCACCCTCTTCTACCATAATACCATGACTCTCGTCTATGTAGTAACTGGCAAAGGGTCGGTCTTGTTCTGGAGCTAGTCCTACAGCGTTTAGCTTAACGTGGCTAGGCTTTCTAGGTCCAACATAATGAACGAATGAATAATCTGTATTAGGGTTAGTTTCAGCAGCTTTAGCTATGTCCGGATGAACTGCTGTTCCCCACTTCTCTACAGCCTGTTTAGCTGTGAGGTTGAATTTACGTACAATGGTATCTACTCTACCGTCTTTGTTTTCCATCCAGGCTACTTGTGCAATATGTATAGCTGTGAACTGAAAGCCACCGTCATCGTTAAGCTCATGGAACAATGCCATGTTAGCTAGACTAGAGAGAGACTGGTAAGACTTACCCATTTCATCATTGAAGTTAGATTCATTAAATTTGTTATGCATGAGCTTGTTAGCTTGCTCTAACCACGCTGTAGACTCTTCGTCATTATTAAGCTCTTCGTCTTCGAAGCGAAGCTTAGACCATGTAGTCGCTGGGTTAGTCAAGGTGCCTTGGAAGGCTGCTGCTAAATCTTGTGTAGCTTTAAGTGCTGTTGAGTCAAAGATTCTTTTAGTCTTCTTGCCACCAGGGTTAGCCATTAAAGATGTTGTACCTACACCACCGTTCTGGAGGAATAAGCCGCTTTGGTTATTAAGCATGAATTCAGATATCTCGTCCCATACGATTTCACTGTTCTGACGCTCTGAAGTTGCAAACAACTCTAGCGCTTTATGTAGTAACTGTTTTGGGTCAATATTCATTTAAGTACTTAGTCCCCTAGTAAACTTGATTTGCCTTCTGAGCCGCTTAAGCCGCCCAATAAGGTTGCTGCTTTAGACCTACGCTTTCTTCGAGTGTCTGTAGCTACTGGTTTGTTGCCTTCTGCTGCACCCTGTGTCTCTGCGTCTGGTGCTTTAGACTCTACAGGAGGTGCCACTGATACTGGAGGTGGCGCAGGTGGTGGAGGAGGTGGTGATGACATGAATCCGCCCATGTTATTCTCCTAACAAAGATTTAGTAAGGGTAGTACTGCTACTATCCTCACCTGAAAGTGAAAATAGATTAGTGTCTTCTGAGGCCTTACGTCTCTTAATCGCTCTAACTCTAGCTGCTTCAGTGTCCGCTACAGGAGCTTCTTGTGCCTCAGGGGCTACTGATGCTTCAGGTGCTGCAGGTGCTGCTAACGCGGCTGGTGCTGCTGGTGCAGGGGATGATGATGGCGCGCCCTTGCTTGCTGTTACTAGACTAGCTACCGTGCCTAGGCCGCCTAATAGTGTGGCTGCTCCTGGTGCTGCTGCGGCTGCTAATACTGGGGCTATGAATGCTCCCATAATGTGTTACTCCTAATTTTGCTTGTAAGTACCGTAAAGAAGTGTAGCCATCCTATCATGGATCTCTGGCATTCCAGCTTTACGTCTAAAGTGGTTTTCTAATCTGTTGAAGCTACAATAGGCTCCTCCTAAGACTGGAGAAACTAACATTGTAATCATTGGCATCCATATGTAGAAAGGGGTCTGGGTAACCAGGAAGGGTACCGCTAGCAAGTTTCCAAATATAAGGATCAAATGGACTGTAGACACAAATTTAACACAAAAGCGATAATAAGCCAACATACATTCCAAATCCTACTAAAAAAACCTGACATCTCTCCCAAAGTGGGGCCTGTTCATATATAGTTATATACACGCTTCCCACAATAATCAAGGCCGAAAGGACGAAAATCGTCATTAATTTAATCAAAAATATCATAATCGACCTTTGGAGGCAAGTTATTGACCACATAGAACGGATCAGTTTGTAGTCCCTCACTGATTGCTTCCATTCTGAGAGCATCTGCGGCATGAGAGTTCCCGTCATGGACAGGGTCTTTCATGAAGACTTGACGTCTTTTGTCGTACTTTCTGTGGTATAGTTCTATCTTTTTAAGTCCTACGCTACAGTTTTCCCTGTCAAAACAATAGGTTGAGAATCTAGACCTGACAGCATTGATACCAGATTGGACCCCTACCTTGTCTAATACGTACACATCCCCTCGGCCTCCTGACCTATCTAGCATGTCTTCAAACATATCTGCTGTAGATACACCTGTTTGTAGGTTCCTTTGGCGGGCATCGTGCGGTAGATGGTGAGTTCCGTAGTTATATCCAAGCTCTTCTAGCTTCCTAATATAGAACTGTAGGTCTTTCCCGCTCTCTTCGAAGTAGTCAATGAAGACTTTCTTATTACCAATGGTCTGTTTAAACCATATAGCTGTCGAATCATCCACCCCTAAATCCCAATAGGTGTCCACTTTGTACGTGTCATCGTAGGTAAAGTCCCCTATACGCTTAGTAGCGTAAGCCTTTTCTACCTGGTCTATGTAGTATGCACCCTTTAGACCTGAGTTAAAAGATACTCCATACTCACGTTCTACGTCCTCTTTAGACAAGCCTTCTTCGTTCATGATAGCATCAAAGTCCGCCATTGGGACTAGGCCACTATAGCCGTCTTGGTCTGGGTAATAGGTTTGTATAGCGCTAGCGTACCAGTTGGGGCTATCACATACTTGGTTCCACATGTCACAGAAGTGATTACGACCATTAGGTGTGGAGTTAAATATAGCCCAACCCTTAGATTCTCTAAGTGCCGGTATCATTGTCCTGTACGAATCTGGGTCAGAGAAAGCAAACTCAGAAAAGACAGCTCCCCTACACGCAATACCACGAATACTATCAGGGTCTTTATCATACCCCAATACACGGATGGTAGAACCATTAGTAAACTCTATAAGCATCTCTTGGTTACTTCGTCTTTTAATTACCTGAGTAGGCACGTGATCTAGTATCTTAAAACCAGAACTATCGACATTCTCCCATAGGGCCTGTCTAGCCATGGTCTTAGTCGGGAACACATAGAAGTAGTTACCTGGTACCTGTGCCGCTTCTTTAATTAAGTAGCACCAACAAGCTTTATCCTTACCCGCACGCCTGTGCCATCTTAAGATAGCTCTTTTCTTCTTGGTCTCAGGCTTACCCTGCTCACCGTCCATAGCTCTAAACAGCTCTAGCTGGTATCCTCTGGGGGTAAACATGTGCGGTATAGTTATCAAAGGGCTGCTCCTAGCACAGACACGACTACGCAAACAACTAGTGTGGTGTATGCTACAGTCGCTGTGTACTTAGCAATGCGCTTTAGGTATGCTTTATGTACTACACACAACGCTTTCAGCTTAAGGATAGCACGGTCTTTCAATACTTCTAGCTCTTTTAGTTTGATTATAATAAGGTTCTTCATTTTTTCTCTCCGTCAAGGTCAGTTATGACCGTATTAAGCTTGTCCCTTAGCGCTTTAAGGAACTTAACCATTGTGTCGTCATCTTTAGCTAATTCTTTGTATACTTCAATAGCTTTCATCTGGGCAACTCTGTGTTCTTTTGGTAATTTATTAGTCATTATCTATGTCCTTCTTAGAGCCAATGCGGGTCACTTTGTACGAACCGTCAGGATTTTCGTCTATAATGTTCACAGGAACCCTCTGTTGCTCCTTGAGAGTCCTCCCAGAGGTTTTAATCTTACCATCGTACGTAAAGTCTGCAGGCATGGCGAAGCTCACAGGCGTCCTGTAGTGGCGTACTATGATCGTCTGACAATCCTCACAAGGGATCTCCCTCTCTCCTACTTCAGACATCCTCATTGTAACCTCGTATTCAGCATTACAGTTAGGGCAACGCATTTCATATAGTGGCATTACTCGGACTCCTTCAGTAAGTGTGCTCTTAACAGGTGCAGCTTCTCGATATCGCTATTGTACCCAAGGCCGGCTTCCATCCGGTTACCTAGAATCTGGGCTTCCTCTACTAAGGCTCTTAAAGGGCCTTTGGTAAAGGATACTGATATTGCGTTAGTAGTATTGAGAACCATTCTCATTTCCTGCAGTACTTCGCATAGTGATCGGTGTACAGTGGACAAGGGTGTATCTCCTTATGTAGATGTTTCTAATGATATACAGGAAGTCTCCCGTGTCAAGCTAATTTATTTTTAAATAGCACTTGATTTTAGAGGTTAGTATGTATATAACTACTAGCGAGGGTCCCGGTACTCACCACTATCTAGATATCCCCAAAGATTATCTATAGTCTCCCACTCCCCAAGTGCCCCCCTCACCTCATAATACCCCCCTAGTTATTGTACCCCCGGTCTTTGACCCACTAATACCCCCTCTAAGCCCCCTCTAAGCCCCCTCTAAGCCTCTCTAAGCCGACTTCTATACCTACCCTATAGTCAGGCATACCTACGCTCAATCTAACCCCTATAGAGCTCTCAGACTGTGGCGGCCCATTTAAAGTCCCACAGCTATACTCCACAGATGACTCCTAACACAAGCTGACGCTTGATTAAGGACCTACCAGACTAGCCCGAACGGGATTAATCTAATCTAATACCCGGTTTTTTAGGGTCAATACTCCCGAACAGGCCTTTTTTCTCAGTAGCATTTCTGAAATTTTCTGGGATTTTTCCCCATGAAGGTCCATATATATATAAGTGCGTGGAGAAAACCCGCGGCCCCCCTTCCCAGAACCCCCGGCACCTACGGTACCATAACACAAGCTAACGCTTGATTAATGCCAGTGCAGGTACACTCAATGGACAAGTCTACAAGGCACAAGCCATGTGTATCTAAATAGGTACGCCCATCTAAGCTGGCCTAAGTCTAGCCAGACTAGAGCTGTGTAGGTGCAACAGTCTAATGAGCCTAGTGTATCTAAATAGGTACACCTGTCTAATGAGCCATGTGTCTAGCCAGACTACTCATTAATCGAACGTAGTGAGTGTTATGTGAGCGTAGCTCTCGCGTGTGTAGCTATGACTCCACGTCCATTAGTTATGGCTGGATTAGGGATAAGATAGGAGAGAATGCTATATAGATCAACGAGTTAGGGATAGTCCAGTAAGACACAAGTCTAGCTAGACTATCTATTAAGAAGGTCATACTAGGTCATAAATCAAGCGTCAGCTCGAACATACCTCAAGTATCTGGGTCTGTTTGGACGTGCTCGATAGCCGGAGCGATGGTAATGTCGGCGTCTTTGGTGGCTTTTAGTTGCTTAAGATCCTCAGGAAGGCAGTAGTTAATGATGGCTACTTGGTTGCCT